ACAAAGCAATTAAAGCAAAAAGATCTGGTAATTACGTTAATACAAGAGCTAAATCTATTCAAGATGGAATGAAAACAGCACAATCACTAAATGAAAGAATACCTGGTAAAACAAAAAGATTTGCAGCTGGTGTTTTTGGTGGTGCAGCAGGTGAGACTTTAGTTGCTGATGTAGAGGATATTGGAACATTTGGTGATTTCTTTGATGGGCCAACAGCAATAGATGATAGAGAAACTGTTGGTAGAGAAGAAGCAGGTAGAAGAATATTAAATAGATTAAAGTTTGGTACAGAATCTATATTTATTACACCATTTGTTTATGGTGTAGGCACAGGTGCAAAAGCTCTTGCAAAAAGAGGCAAGGATCTTGCATACAGTGATAGTGCTTTTGAAAGATGGGTAGACAAATATATTGGTTCACCATTTAGACCAAGAGGTGATTTACCAACAGAAGTATTTGAAGCAGAAATGGCAAAAGCTGGACTAAAAGCACGAGACACTTTTAGAGCAAAAGAGATTGTAGAAAACATAACAAGAGAAGTAGATAAAATATTTCCTAGAACAGGTAAGTTTTTTGATACAACTACAAATAAAGAACAAGTAGATTTTTATAAAAAAATAAATGATGTGTTGTTTGAAGGTGATTTGACCAAACCAATAAATCCAAAAGCATCTGATGATTTAATTACACTATTACAAAATAAAGAAATATCAGAAGAATCTGTTTCAAATATAGTAACAAATTTAAACAGTGCAAGAAACGAGTTTACCAATCTAATTGATATATTAAATAGAAACGCAGGCACAAAAATTGCTGCAGGTGCAAAAGATTTACAAAAAATAATGAAAGAAAGAATAGAAGGATGGCTCGGTGGCACGTATAGAATATTTCAAAAACCAAAAGGTTTATTTAAACTGTTTCAAACTAAACCATATAGTGATGAAGCTTATTCAAATGCAATAAATCTATTTAGAAGATATCTCGCACAGACAGATACAACAAGAAAAACTCCAGTAAAACTTGAAAAAGTTTTAACAGGGAAAAAAAATATGTTTGGAGAAGATAAAACTTTATTTGTTCCTGAAGGCACAGAATATTACGAGAAAGCAAAATTTTTAGTTGATGATGTTATAAATCAAGCACAAATAAAAGGTAGACCTGCAGGCTTACCAGACATTACGTATCAAAACGGCACAGCTATGTCTAAGAAAAAAACTTTTGAAGGCATACCAGGTAGAGGCAGTAAAGTATTTAGAGAATTGTTTGGTGAAATAAATGATCCAAGATATTCTATATTTAATGCAATGACTAATTTATCTGC